TCGCCGACGATTTACAATATGCCAGATCAGAATGGTGATCCCATGAGGGCGGATGTCAGTATGACGTTTGAGACATGGGAAATGATGACCGTTGAGTCTCTACAGGATGTATTCGAGAAGAGCAGTCTTCCGGGCGATGGCGGTAAACAATAATGAACAGAACGAAATTTTACAACTCTGTGGTCGTTGATGGCATTACCGAATTGGATTTTCTCCACAATCCATTGTCGAGTATGGAGTTAAGATACGAGCCCACATACTATAGGACAACTGATACGGATGTCATGAGACCGGATTTGATAAGCTATAAATGTTACGGCTCCGTGGATTTCTGGTGGGTATTGATGCTGGTGAACGATATCGATAACCCGCTTCTTGATTTGGTGTCTGGAACGATACTGATTGTTCCAAATTTGCTTGATGTGTACGATTTCCGGCGACGGTATAAGGTGTAATTCGAATGCTGCTAGTTGGCAATCATTACGTTGCGTTGTACTATGGAGATGTAGAAGTCCCTATTCAGCCCCAGATGATGGAAGAAGCCTCGCTCACACTGGACGTTAGCAGGCTTCTTCCTACTTTTAAATTTGTATTGAAAGACGCTACCGGTATCTTGGCCGAAATTCTTCCGTTCGACAGGAATATGTCAAGGATGCGGCTTGAATTCGCAAGAAGTAAAAGCGTGAACGATTTGAACATTTTCCGTTTGGCGGTAAAACGTAGAAAACCGGATTTTGACAAGTCGTACGAGGTTGAGGGCGTCCTCGATGTTAATGATTTATTGACATCGGTGAAGACTAGGGCCATGGTTGGGAACATCAAGGACAATCTGACTGTCATGGCGAGTGAGGAGCTTGGTATCAAGGACGTTGAAATTGGTGCGTCTCTTGATTATGATAAAACGATTCTTCAACCAACATGGACAAATGGCAAGTTGTTGAATTATCTATCAAGCCATCTGGTTGGTGCAAATGGCGAACTATGCTATTATTGTTTCATCAAGAATGTGCGCGGAAAACAAGTTCTGGTGATAAAGAGTCTCAATGAGATCTTGTCCACGAACCCAAAATACAAATTTATGATAGGGCCACAACCATACGAGGATTACTATCCGGTAAGTGAGTACAAAATATATGACAATTCTGGGCTCATATCCGATTTTGGCGCACAAAGACAGGATTTTGGTTATTTTGACTACGAAACCGGCCAGTATATAGTGGATTCGGTTGACATAGATGACTGTCCATCAGTTGCTGGGAATGTTCTGGTGGATTTTGACAATGATAGTAGCGGAAGTTTTGTTACCGGGCTTGGCAGAAGCAACGATTACACAGCGGATTTCCACGACAGATGCGGTGGTAATTATTTTCGTGGGGTGAACAATTTCATCAATATGTGGATATCGACGTGGGGTCTTGAAAATGTTTCCCCGGGCGACATCGTAAGGGTGATGTTCAGTGAATCAATGATTCGTGGTAAGTTGTTCATGTATCAGCACAGCGGCAATTGGATGGTTCAGCGAGTTGTTCATACGCTGGGGCTTTCTTACATGACACATCTATTGCTTACTAGAAGCGGTGTTGAAACCGACATAGACACGACTTTAAAGGGCGCACAAAATTTGAAGCGCAGTTAACATGGATACCAAGTTCGGAAGAGACAATTTTAAGTACCATGGGATTCACCGAGCGGTGGTCTTGGACAATGATGACCCAGGGAAATTTGGGAGAATCAAAGTCAATGTTTTCGGTCTGTATACCGGAATAGATGCAGAGGATTTACCGTGGGCTGCCCCAATGTTTCCGATCGGTTCGGGCTCCGGGGTTGGCTACGGTTCATTCAGTGTCCCAGAAGTTGGAACATACGTTTTTGTGATGTTTGAGGGTTTGGATATTTATCAGCCGGTGTACGTTGGCTCTGCCCCAGATGCCGTGCACGGGTTGCCGACAGATAGGATTGCGAGTTACCCAAGTACAAAAGTCTTGAGAACCAAAAATGGTACGGTGCTGAAAATAAATGATGCGAATGGTTCAGTGACGATTTTGAGTTCCACCGGGTCAAGTGTTGTAATTGATGGTAGTGGCAACATCTCTGTGTCGGGTGGCGATATAACGATCAGCGGTGGTGCGGTTGTTATTTCAGGCAGTACCGTTAACATAAACCCGTAACAGTCATGGAACGCAAGGACGGGCGAAGGAAACACCCTGGAAGTATTCTCCAGAATTGGTGGTAATGAAATGGGACAGAAAATTGGATGTGTCGGTGATGGTTCCTCGCACGGCGGGACCATTGTATCATCCAATCAGGATGGAACACTTAAAGCCTCGGGCGACGAAGTTGCTGTCGATGGTGCGTTGCACAGTTGTCCGATACCCGATCATGGAATCACGGCGATTACCCCAATTACCACCAAAAGTTATCACAACGGTAAATTGATAGTGACGGAAGGCGCAGTTGCCGGTTGTGGTGCGGTGATTCAGCCCGATGAACGACAGGCATACGTGGAGTAATAATAATGTTGGTTCGTGTAAAGCCAGTTTGGTCAGACATATACCATGCGATAGTGGCCAATTCGCTTGGCGATATAAAACTCGCAGAAGATGTAGCTGCGGTCTTAACTTCCATAGACAACATTCTTGGAACCTCTCGCGGCGAACGTGTTATGAGACCCGAGTTTGGGTCTGATATCAAATCCATGTTGTTTGAGAACATGGATTCGACGATTTTAAAAATCTTGTCGAGACAGGTCAAAGAAGCCATCGAGAAGTGGGAGGCTAGGGTTTCGGTAACAGAAGTTTCACAGTATTCAGACCCGGACACAAATACATTGTCGATAGAAATATCGTTCACCATAAAAGGACATCCTCATATATTTAAGTATGAGAAAAGCATTTCTGGTGGGGAATAATCAATGAGTAATCCACTGAATTATGCAAATTACGATTTCGAAGCCACGGTTTTGGAGCTGCAAAATCGATTAAAACTTAGGGGCTCGTGGAAAGATATTGGTGTTTCCGGGACCGGCAAGACCCTTATTGAGCTTCTGGCTTACATACAGACCACTGGGATGTATTATACGGAACGTAGGGCCACGGAATCATATCTACCAACCGCAAGAAATGTGTCGAGTGTTCGCAATTTGGTGGCCCTGCTGGGATATTCACCAAAGAGAAAAACCTCCGCTGTCGGTACATTGACTTTTAGCATTGCGTCACCGATGTTGAAGATAGTTTACATTCCAAAATACACGGTCTGTCTTTCTTCAACCGGTATCAGCTATTTGACAAATGAAGATGCGGCCATCGAGAAGGGCCAAACGTCGGTTGAAGTGAATGCTATTCAAGGGGAATCTGCGAGACTGGAAGTTTCAGCAAACGGTGCGGCCAATCAAGAATATTTGATTAACAGTCAATTGGTTGAAAATTCCGCAAATGAAGCCAACCCAACGCTTAATGTCTTGGTTGATGGATTTAAGTGGACAAAAGTCGATTCATTCATTAACAGTGATAGTGATTCGAGACACTATAGGGTGATAAATGAGATCGATGGAACCGTTACCATAAGATTCGGCGATAATGTCAATGGGTTGGCCCCAGCGGTTGGTTCAACAATAATTATACAGTACGTAAAATCTGCCGGTCTTGATGGCGTTGTTGCCAATACTGGGGTAATCACTTCTTTGAATTCGACGATTTACGATGAAGACGGGGAAATTGTTACGGTTACGGTAACGAATAGTACGTCATTTTTGGGCGGTGACGATGAAGAGGGCATAGAAGAGATTAGGTATGAGGCACCCAGGGTTTTTGCCGCAGGACAACGGGCGGTAACCAAGGCGGATTTTGCAGCGATTCTTGAGAATTACCCAGGAATAGCTAACGCACATGTCTGGGGGGAGCGTGAAGAGGCCAGCTTGTTGGGCGTTGACTCGGTTGAATCCATGCGTGGTGTCGTCAGAATATGCATTATCCTGCAGGAGTGGGAGTCGCCGGACGACGCGTTCAAGCTAACGCTTTCTGAATTCATGTATGACAATCATGCGGAAATGACCACTCGGTATGAATTCATCGATCCAGTAGTCCTGGATGTAATCCCAACTTTGACCATAAAGGTCACGCGTGGTCATTCACTGTCGTATGCACAGGCGAATGTTGAAGAAGTGATAGCTGACAGCTTTTTGTTGGGCACCACCACTAGACTCGGTACGGTCATCAAATACAGTAATGTCATGTCCGCGATAGATGCGCTTGAGGACGTATCATACGTCGATATGGTGTTTGAGATACGTAAAGAATTGAGCGATAGTTATGATTCGTCGGTTGATTATGGTGCAACGCTTGAGGCTACTCCAGTGGAGCCCGGTTCGGTCAGGCTGTTTGTGGACGACACATATGCCATAAATGATATCGACAATGGTGACGGCACTGGATATTTTGAAATGCCGTCCGGGGAAGATTATTTGATAAATGGCACCATAGACTACACTACTGGCGAAGTGTTGTTGAACATTGACCCACTTCCATCATCCTCAATTCACGTTAGGTACGTCCAGGGATACTCCGACAGAAATATAGTTCCTGGACTTCGGCAAATCGCAAAATTGTATGATGTTGATGTTGAGAGCATCCAAATTGAAAGCTAATTAGGAGTTTCGAAATGCGTCTTGGGTGGAACTGCTGCTGGAATGTAAAACACGTTCGCGATGGGGCGATTATTTGGGAATTTGACCATAGCAACATTTTGGTTGCCGAGGGCGGTAAAGCAATTGTCGATTCGGTATTTCGAAATAATGCTTCCGTGTATTTCGTCGATACGGATTTCTACGTCGGAATGTACAAGGGTAGCGTTTCGAAATCGACAGTTTTGGCCACAATTCCGGGTGAACCCACAGGGAACGGGTATGCACGTGTTCAATGTGAGAGGTCTGAGGTTGGTTGGCCGACGATAGAACTCGATGAATCTGGTGATTGGCGAGTCGTTTCCAAGGAGTTGACATTTACCGCTGCCGGTGGTAATATTGGGCCGGTGGATGGTGCGTTTCTTGGGACGTCATTGACCAATTTTGGTGCGTTGATAGGCTCCGTTGCTTTTGGGGTACAGCGTACGATTCTGGCGGGTGATTCGGTTATCGCACAACTTAGGGCCAAAATCAGATAAGATAGGATAATGTGGGGTAAATGATATGGCGATTCAAGCCGCTACAGTTTGGGAAGTTAGAACCACCGGCAGTCAGACTAACGGCGGTGGATTTTATAATAGGAATCCAGGCACGTCTGTTGACTATTCGCAGCAGAATACCGCTGTGTTGAGTCTTTCCGACATAGCTACTGATGGGGCTGGAACCGGCGTTTCGTCCGCTACCGGTGGATTTACTGCCGCCATGGTTGGTAATATCATATACCTTACTGGCGGTGGGTCAACCCCGGGTTGGTACGAAATAGTGGCGTTTGCCAGTGCCAATGCCGTGACCATAGATAGAAATGCCGGTCTTAACAAATCGAGTGTGACCGGCAATGTTGGTGGTGCGTTTAAGCTTGGTGGTTCTCTGGACAGTGATTTCTTCGCTGCAAATCAGAAGGTTGCTGGCAACGTCGTATGGATTAAATCCGGCACTTATTCAATTGGTGAAATCATTACCATTTCGGTGAATGCCGCAAACACAGCAACGATCGCGATTGAGGGCTATAATGCGGCGCGTGGTGACATTCCAACGGGAACGAATCGTCCACTACTGGATTTTGGTCCTTCCTATCGCATTACAATGAACGGTGCGTATTGGACTTGGCGCAACATTTCATTCTTGAGCGGTTCAACACAGGCGATTGGCGTGGATTCCAACACCATATTGTACAACTGCAAGGTTGTGAATGATTCTTCTTCGGCAACGCCACGATATGGTGCAAATATAACGTCCAATGGATCATTATTCATAAGTTGCGAGTTCACATCCGTTATGGACGCCGCGGCTCGTGCTTCCGGTTCACAAAATGGGTTCATAAACTGTTATATGCACGATAGTGTTAATGGTCTCATTACATCTAACCCGGCACATGTTATTGGATGTGTGATCGCCAACTGTTTAACCTATGGCTGGAATGGTTCATATGCCGGTCAGACGAGGTTCCATGGGAATGTTATTTATAATTGTGGGACGGGTATCCATTTTAGTGGGATCACTATCGTATGTTCAATAATCAATAACATAGTGTCCGGTTGCGGTATCGGTATGTCGATGGCGGATACCTACTTTAACTTCATCGATTTCAATTGTTGGTACAATACTTCTAACTTTGTGAATGTTACCGCCGGTCCACATGACATTCTTGCGGACCCACTAATGGTGAGCCCCGAGACTGGGGATTTCACATTGGGCTCTGGGAGTCCGTGTTTTGACGCAGGAATACAACTTGGCGCAATTGTTGGATTGTAAAAAATGCCAGAATACAAAACAAATATAGGTCCTTTCCAAAACGTCGCTGCCAGTAGTGATTATAGGGTCAATATCGGCCCATATCAGGGTGGGTTCGCGGCAACCATAACTGAACAATCGACAGGTGTGACAAAGAACCTGTATGACCCGGTTGAATTTTATGTGGTTGCCATCGGCACCCCAACACCCACGTATCAATGGTACAAGGACGATGTGTTAATTCCTGGGGAGACCGACAGTACATTGACGTTTGAAGTCGATACTGATTCCGGTGGTTCATACACATGCATAGCCACTAACGATGCTGGCTCCGACGAATCCGATCCCATGGTTTTGTCGATCGTTCCAGAGATACTAACACAGTCACAAAGTCAGTCCGTGCAGGCCGGACAGCATCTGATGTTGGCGGTTGTTGCAGTTGGCCATCCGTCACCGACATATCAATGGTACAAGGATGACGTGTTAATTCCCGGGGAAACTTCATCGGTATTGGACTTTTACGTTTCCGATATAGGGATACATGCTTACACGTGCACCGTTGAAAATGCTGTTGGCTCCGTTGAATCAGACCCGATAGTTATAACATCGGTTCCGAACAGCAACATGTACAACATATTCAATTTACCGATCGATTTGGCTAGAGAAGGATAAAAATGGCTGATTGGCATATAGACGATGGTCTTCATCTGGATAATTCAAGCGGCGCAGAAGTCGAAGCCGTCAATGAATTGTCGGTTATCGATCAAGGAATTGGTAGACCATTGACCGGTAGGGAAATGGATGCCGAATTTGGTCTTGAAATCATAACCACGTCCTCGATTGCCCTAAATTTGTTACGGTTGGTTCCCGAGAAATTCAGAACATCGCAGATCTTGATTGATTATCTTGACGAGGCCAGCATACAATTAGGTGATTGGTTTACCAAGGTCCGCGACATTGTTAAGTTGTTGAATGCCAGAAGCGTTAGTTCCACGACGTATTTGAGACACCTTGGTGCGTTGATAGGCGTTTCATTTCCACCCGAGGATGATGCCACGGTTAATGAAATGAGGAAGAACATAGAAACCGCCGTGGAGTGGTATAAAGTTAAGGGTACATACAAATCAATACAACTATTGAGTTTGATATATGCCATGACCATAAATTTGTATGATATGTACACCGAGGACTATGAGACGTTTGTCCCGGTTTTGTGGTTTGCCGGTAATGAAGGCGAGAACCCCGCTGGGCTGGGTGCCACGTATTACAAGAGCCCACACTTCGGTGTCGAAATTTTGTTGAATAAGGTATACAATCTGTCGTCTGATTTGGGCGGAGACCATTTGTGGTATTCTGGGTTGATCGATAATTTCCTTTTGAAGGTTGAGGAGACCAGACCGGCACACACTGTTCCACATTACCTGTTGCTATTGAACCCACAAACCGACGAATTTGGTAATGTGATCGAGGTCGAGGGCGATGTGCGAACCAAAATCTTTGGCGATTGGCAACCCAGCGCCAAATATTTGGATGAAGTAGACAGTTCTTTGATGTGGTCCGTGGATGATGGCGAATACCTCGATGATTCTGCCGAGGCTTTCATCAAAAGTATAATAAAATGGGTGCTTGGTGATGGTGTTGGTGATGTTTCGGATTCTGGGTGGTCTGTTTCTTCACCAATATTGACTGGTTCCATTGACCCAGATGACATAACTATCGCCGACGATAAGATAACATTCGAATTTACAGTTCCAAAAGCGTCGGTTGGTGACAATCTGCAGGAACTTGGTCTCTACATTCCGGGTTCGCCAGATACATTGGTCATAGGTTCAACTTTCCCAAAAATCGATAAGAGTGATGATGTAGAAATTCGGATTTTGGTCGAAGTCTACAGGAAACAATTGGTATAGGAGATTGTGATATGCCGTCTGATGTCGGGTCGCAAAAGGTCTCATTGTTATTTCATACTATCGCCAATAGTGGTGAATGGAATGTTCGATACACCGGAATAAGAAAGGTTGGCATTTATTCCGGTGGATGGCTATCGGTAGTTGATGCCTCGAATGCACAGATTTCACCACTTATCTGTGAAATATCGGACGGTACATATCAGGTGAAAGTCCAAACATCCGATCCGGTAAATCTCGCGGTTTCATCCATCACTTCGTATGTGGTTCTTAGGTGGACGTACGCCGGTGCGGTTAGCGACTACATGGAGCTTCTGGCTGTCCTTGAACCCAGCGAGTATGATTTGGTGGTTGGTAAGTGTACATTCTCCGGTGGTGGTGAATTGAATGGTTTCACTTATGCGGACGCCTCTTACCCGAGAAGTAATCCCAATGTCCAGGATTTGTTCCTGAAAGTTGAGGAGACCGGTGATTCCGATTTACGGGTCAGGGTTCGTGGTGGTCGTATCCAGACTGCGGCCGGTAATGTCGCGGTTGCGGACCAGAAAAGTGGGCTGTTTACTCCCCCAGCATCCGACAGCAAAGTATTCTTGGTCTACTTGGATGCGGACACCGGCGCTGTGGATATTGACACCTCCGGCGTCGCAGCGGCCAGTCCATCGCCTCCGGACTATGATGGAAAACTGGTAATTGCGGAGGTCACGCTTACTACCGGTGACACATCTATACCACAGAGTCAGATAAAGGATGTGCGAAACTTCATAACCAAAAGTGTCGCCGATGTCGCACCGGATGGCGTCACAATCGAAGAGAATGACGATGGGGATCTTCGGGTATCGAGGTTCTACCAGAATTATATACCAAAATGGCGGGTGAAAGTCGCGAATACGCAGACATATACGCTTCCAAGCCAGTTTGTCTCGCCGTTAGTGACTTTTGGTAGATATTCACCGGGCTCCATAGTCATAAATGATTCAAGTGACATCTACTGTAGTTTGAATTCCACGTTGTTTGAAATGAAGGTCTATGCGGTTTCGAATATTACCAAGACGTTGAAGCTTTTCAGGCTCAATAATCGAATATACGTTTATCTGCGGGGAAGTACGTCTCCAACGTATTCGAGAACCACGTCCTATTCGTCACCCAATAGCCCAATTGATGTGAATCTTACATTGACGACCGGCGAAAATCTGATACAGGTGGTATTGAATGACACCGGTGGCGCAGCGTGGCTGGCACTTATGGGGGACATTGTTGACAATTCTGCGGTATACTTTATGCCGTTAACGTGATTTTGATTGGGGTTATCTATGGGTGCTACAGATTTCGGTGACCAGACAATAGTACATCAATACTACGAAGAAGCCACGGCCGGTAATTTTAATAAGCGGCTCAACGGATTGTTAAGTCGCGGTGTCTATTCGGGTGGTTATTTGACCAAACTGTCCAATACGTCGGTTTCATTGTCGCCGCTTGTGGTTGAAATCGGCGACGATGATCGTCAGGTGCGAGTCGCAACGGAGTCTACCGTTACGTTGGATGTTTCGTCCGCCACTCCATATGTGGTTCTACGATGGGCATTTGTTGAAACCGAAGCCAATTACATGGACGTATTGGCGGTTGCCTATGCCTCCATACAGACGAATGACGTCGTTGTTGGCCTATGTA